CTGAAAGTTAATCTAACAGATAGAATAAACAAAAATACAGATAGTGTACTTAAGATTATTTCTACAGTTGTCATTATTTTATAGGCTCCCTTGTAACTAACACTATAGCACCTTCCATCTCTAATGCACTTTTAAGTTGTACAACATACTGTAATGCTTGGATTTTTTCATCATGATTCATTGTAATAAAGTCATATTCGTTTAATTTAATAGTTAAAAAATGTTCATTATCAATAATCTCTACTCCAAAATTTTTAGGAGAAGTAATAGAACGAACTGCTCTACGCATAGTATCTGTATACATTATTTTTGATTTTTCTTTTCTACAAAATTAAAAATCTCTTCAAGAGATTCCCAGCCAAGATCTTCTGTAATTTCTAATGCTGCTAAAAATATATTCCAAGTTTCATAAACATATTGCTTAGCTAATTGTGTTGGTTCTACAAGTTCATTATCAACTAAAAATGCAATTGGTAATCCAATATCATTATACTCAATAAAGTCTTTGAAGTATTTGTCAGACTTATAGTCCATCCAAAGCTCACCAAGTATAGAAGACATTGCTTCAAAGCTTGTTAATTCTTCTCCATTGTTAGAGATTTCCATACTTCACCCCACTTTTCTTTTGTTCTATGTTTACTAAACTCTCTAGATATTTCACCATTTTCTAGGTAAATACCGCCCCAAATTCCCCACTCTTTACCAGATACACCATTGGCAAAACATATTCTTTGAACTGGACATGATTGACAAAGATTATCTATTATTGGTCTAATCAATTCATCGTCTTCATATTTATCAAAAAATAAATTTGTGTCCATATCAAAGCAAGCACCTTCATCTTTCCATAAGTGTTGCTTCATATTTATACCTTATATCTGTTTGGAATATCCCAGCCTTTACGATCAGGTACAAAATTCTTTGCTAAGAACCACTTACCTTTACGATAAATTCCATTAATTGCAGTCTTTGCCATATCAGACTGTTTTGTTTCTACTACTGTCCAACCATCCCAATGAAGATTGTAGTTCTTTGACACAATCTTTTCCATTGTTTCTAAATTATTTACTATCATTTTTACCCCTTTAGTATCGGAAAATTCCAACTTCAATGTTATTTTGTTCAGCAGTTGTAACAAGTTTTGATACAGGCTGCTTAGGCTTGCTAAGAAATACAAGATAATTTACACTATTAATGTTTTCTTCAATGTACCATGTAGGTACCTGCATAAATTTAATCTTACGGCCACGAGATTTCATTCCTCTTTCAGAAAGGTTACAGAATTCAGATACGAAAGAATTAACAGATGCTGGACCTGCTGAATAAACTATAAACTCTTTTTCTCCGTCTTGCATTCCAGAAAGAGCAACACCCATAGCACGAAGAAAGACTTGATAATCATCAAAGTCAGTTGTTCCATGTACTGCTACTATCATCAGAATTCCCATTCTTTAAGCTATCCAAAATGAATAGCATCTTATCAATATCTCGCTTTGACATATTGTTTGTATCAACTGGCCTGACTGTTTCTGGACTTACTAGTCCTTCAACTGTATCAGCCACATAAAACATATTGTTATGTACCCAATATGCCTGATCTTCTATTATCAAAACCTTTACTGTATTATTACGTATATGCTTTCTTGCTTGAGAAAGCGGTTTTGGCATTTCAAAAAGATCTTTTGGAATAAAGTTTTTTACTATTTGATGTATATCACTTTGTGTATATACAACTTTAGTAAAATACTTTTTACTTCTTTTTACTGCTATTATAATTATAGAGGATATAGAAAGCAATGTCAAGCCAATGGCTAATATATATGTCATGCTCTCCCCGTTAAATAGATTAATCTTTCTTAGGATGTTTTACAATATAGTCACTAATAATAGATTTAATTGTACCGTTTTTATTTAAACGAACAACCTTTCCATCTTTAATTTGTGTTGCATTAAATGATCCAGCCTTCTTTTTTGGCATTATTGATTACCATTTTCTTTTGGCTTAAATATATGCGTCAATGACTGAGATGTTGTGTAGTCTTTACCAAAGTCAGCAAACAAAGCCTTATCTTTTTCACGATTAACAATTCCTCTTGACCAAGAGAATCCTGCATCTCCACCCCATGCTAACCACATGATATATCCATTAGAAGGATTTGCTGAGTTACCCCAGTCCTTGCCCTTTTTGTCTACCTCATGGCGTGAGAAGTATGAGTACATTCTCTTAACAGTGCTGAGAGAAATAGTTTCTCCTCTTGCTAACTGGCCTGCACGAGTCCAACCAACTGCAGTTCCTGCACCAGTTGCCTTACCATCTTCTTTAAACTTAATTGCTCTGCGAGCAGCAGATCTTGCTCCTGCTGGTGGCGAGTAGCCTTCAGCCTTAGAAACTGTATCAGTCTCATATTCAACTGTGTCATCATCTTCAAATAAATCATCTGCCTTTGCAGCAGGTACACAGTTAGGAACTTTCTTGCCATCTTTTCCTGGCTTCATTCCACGTTGTACATAACCATCCCAACAAGGTGCTTGCTTAGAAATATCTTCTGGGCAACATTCTGATTTTCCAATTGATGCATCGTACATACCCATTGCAACTTCTTCTTCAGTTGGTTCTTGTGGTAGTGGATCAATTGCAACCATGAGCGACATCATGCATCCTGTATATAGGTTGGTTGCTTCCCATAAACCATTTTCATCTTGTTCAAATAACTGAATTAGTACCGCTGGGTTTTCTGCGGATGCTTCTAATGAGTACTCTCCTCCAGGAACACCAAGCATGCCTTCACGCATAACATGAATTACTTGACCAATGTGGACCTCTTCATCAGATCCGTGTGCTGTCATGGCGTAATCGCCTTCTTTTAGATTTGGCATACTCTTACCTATGTTTCCTTCGCTACGATTAATTGCATATATTTGTGCTGCTGCTTCTGATCTAGAGGTATGACAGCCCATTACTTCATTGGTACCCTCTTTTAACGCAGGGTATCCTGAGCAACCGTAACTTCCTTTAGCACCTACACGATATGGCATACAATGATTATATCAGAATTCTTGAGACTTTACAACTCTTTTTAGCTCCTGAAGAGACCATTTCTCCTGCTTTGAAAGCTTGGCTACCTCGTCTGGATCATGAGCCTTATTTGTTAGTGAGATTAATGGGTCTTCTTTAAAGAAGTCTATATTAACATACCCTTTTTCCCACAGGACCATAAGTTCAGCATTAACAAAATTTAAGTGATCTTCATATAGTTCAGGCATTAGTTCTTTAACCTTTGGAGTAAAAGAATATAACATTTCTCCACTATCAGGATCAATACCTGCAACCTCTAATCCACCCTCAAGAATTAAGTCATCTATTATCTGACTTATGGCATCATCATCAAACATCCATGAAGTCCAAGAATTCTTGACGAGTTTTTGCACCATTCATTCTTTTAACCTCTATGCCATCTTCAATTAATATGTAGGTTGGTATAGATTTAATGCCAAACTCTTCTGATAACTCTATCTCTGTATCTACATCAACATATAAAAAATCAATTATTCCTTCACGCTTAAGCTCATCTGTAATTGGTCTAGTGCGTTGACAAGGATTACACCAGTCAGCGGTGAAGTAAAGTACGTGTGTCATTTACCAGACTTCTTTCTTGCTTTTTCAAGAGCATCAAAGTCTTTAACTTTAGTATCACCCATATATCCCCAAGCATATCCATCATTAATCATCTTATCATTAAGAGATTCTGTGTCACCATTAATATATACCCAGCCAAGAATGCGACCATACTTTTCAGAGGAATCCATTTTTTCAGTCTTAATGACAACAGACTTAGCATCCTTTAAATGCTTCTTTAGATATTCTTTAGACTCAAGCCCCAAAGCCTTCTCTTTAAGATCCTTTGTGCGAGACTCAGGGGTATCAATGCCAGCTAATCTAACACGTGATTGAAATAAAATATCAAACCCTAAATCAATAAGAACATCAATGGTATCTCCATCTACGACATTCTCTACTTTACGAACATAGTACTCATACATAATCTTCATCCTTTAACTTGTTCTGAATAAGCTTATCTCTTTCATCAATAATACTTATTGCAAAAGACATCATCTTCTTGTATCCATCTGGATTGTTCATAATTTTATTATAGTGATGCCCACAAAATGTTAAAACACCTTCAATTCCAGTAACCTGAACAAGGGCTTCTGCTGCACAAGAATCGCAACGATCTGTAGCCTTTAATACCCAGTCTTTTTTATCTTCTTGTTCTGTAATCATTGTGTTAATAGTATACTCCTACTTTCTATTATCAGTGGAATAAAATCCACTACCGTTGAATACTGCTCCTATATTAGAGTATACACGTTCTAGTTGAACATTGCAAGTCTCACAGAGATATCCTGGATCTGATTCAGTTATAGATCTTTGTTTGTTTACTATTCCATTACATTCATTTAAACATTTATATTCATAGATTGGCATATATATCTTTTCCTTTTTCATTAAAAAAACATACTAGATTAACACGATCTCCTTGAATTACTTCTTGAACCTCATGCTCTAGTTCGTTGTCACCAACAAAACATATAAAATCTCCTATTTTAGGCTCTATTTTTATGTCATTGTTAGGAAAATTTAAAGCGCCACCTAAGTATTTATCTGTTAAATATAAAATACCTGAGTAATCATCCTTGTATTCTTCACTATAGTTATCATAGTGAAGATCATTTTTTCCACCTGATTTCATATGAACATAAGAAATAGACTTTAATTGTAGGTTTTTATTGAATACATTAGACATAACCTTTTCCATACTTGGACAAAGACTTGTCATTATATCAATAGCAATGTTATTTTTTGAATCATATTGCTTGATCTTGTGTTGACCACTGATTTTATAGGCTTCATTGTCTCCTTGGCCTGGTCCGCTGTATATTCCAGGGTGAACTGTTGGCTGTATATTCTCAGTAAATGAATCTACTAAAAAGTTTGCAGTATCAACAGATATAAAATTTTCTATAATAAAAATTCTATCCCCTAGAACTTTCATTACTTTACCTTTTTACCAAATTTAGACCAAACTCGCTCATGAATAAAGAAGAAAGTCATTTCTAATGTAAGGTACATTAGTCCGTATAGACCAACATATTCCCATTCTGCTTCCCCAGTAAAATGCTTAAGCACAGAATAAATTATTCCAGCAACAAAAGTAAAATGTACAAAGGGCCAGCTTATGGTTTTTAGTAATGACTTTCTTCTAGAATCCATTATAGTGCTACCTTACCTTTTCCTCCGCCACCAGAAGATTTCTTAGCAGCAGCCTTTGCATCTTTCTTAGCAGCATCTGGAGATGTAGACGTAACTGGTGTTGCTGCCAACTTATTTAGCAGTGGAGCATTCTCTTCACCAGTATATACTGGACGACCCCAACCAACAACAGCATTTACTAACTTCTTCTTATTGTTCTTGACGTATCCACGAGTCTTCTCAACGCACATTCCGCCGTTTCTCTGATCTCCCTTTGCAGTTCCTGAAGTGTTTCCTTCAATAACTTGAATAGTTCCATCACCATTATTTTTAATACAAATACCAACATGTGAAATACGATTTACTCCATCTTCTGGAAAATCAAAATAGATCCAGTCTCCTGGCATTGGGTCATCATTACGTGCATCTGACCAACGTCCTTCTTTCTTGAACTGATCTGATGCTGCTACTGTTGAAGCAGACTTTGGGAATGATTTAACTCCCGCTGTAAATGCACACCACGAAACAAATGATTGACACCATGGTTGAAAATTAACCTTAATCCATGCACCATACTTTGTTTCATTATCTTTTGGTCCTTCAATAGTTCCTAGTTCTTTTTTAGCAATTTCAATGATTGCTTCTACTGATCCTTTAACTGACATATTACCCTCCTATAGGTATCTATCTATTATAGCATTAGGAGGCTTTGTGTGTCAAACGATAATGAGTTCTTATTCTATGACAGTTTGCACATACTACCTCACACTTTGCAATTTCTTTTTTAATAGCTGCCCAAGAAAATCCATCATGAATCATTCTTGAGATATTATATTTTTTATCTTTGAGATGATCAAAGTCTAATACTATTGGATTGGTAACTCCACAGTCTGTGCAGCCAGACGCTTCTTTAATCTCTGACAGTCTTTTTTTAAACTGCTGCTTATTATAATGCACTAACTCTTTGTCAGTCATAGGCTTTAATTATATCAACAAATATTAAAGCCCCACACAGGCAATTCACCTGACTTGCGCCACGGTCTCTATCCAATGGGTAACTAATCCATCACTAAGGTCCTGTGTGGGGACATTTATATTGTACTACTACTTTGAACTTACTTCTGCTACCTTTGACTTTGCAAACTTAAGCATAGCTCCTCTTATTGGTGAGTATCCAAGATCTTCTGCTTTTTTACCGCATGTATCCAACATAAAATTAAAGAACTTCTTTACAGAATCATTCTTTGAGTTCTTTTCTTTGTATGCTATACCGTAGGTGAATGTAGATATGTTATAGGATAGTTTATTAGGATTTTTATAATTTATTTTAACTGCCCCACTTTTATCTGGAACAAAATCTCCAAGAAATACAGATGCTGCACTAACTGTTGGTTGCATAAACCTTCCAGATTCATTCTCAACAGAAATAGTTTTAAGTCCTCTTGCATAAGATATCTCGTTGTATCCAATAGATCCATTTGTAGTACTCTGTACCATTGCAATGCCATGTGAACCAGAAGCACTATTCATATATTGCTTAGATATATCACCAGGAAATGCAGATATAAAATTTTTATTACCTGGCTTTGTCCATATATTTGGAGCAATTGCGTTAAGGTATGACGTAAATACTTCTGAAGTTCCAGATCCATCAATACGGTAAACAACTCTGATCTTTGTTGATGGTATCTTTGGCAGTCTTGTTCCTATCATATTTTCTTTTAATATCTGTGGATCATTCCACATTGTTATTTGTCCCGCAAAAACTTTAGCAAGAGTATCCTTACTCATCTTAATAGTAATTTTATATCCATCAAGATTGTATATAATTCCAATTGGTCCTGCGACTAATGGAACATATGTAAATTCTTTTGATGGTTTTAGTTCTGATCCAGAATAAGGAACATCTGACATAGCAAAATCTGTTACACCATTTGAAAACATATTTTTACCAGCACCCGATCCAGATGCTCCATATACAACAGAATCTCCTGTTGATTTAATAAATTCAACCCTACATCTGTCTATAAAGTTAGCAGCAAATGTGGATCCAGCACCTTGTAGGTTATCAGCATGTGAAGTAGTAATAAAAAAAGCATTAGCAAAAATGGCTAATGCTACTGGTAAAGTAATGAATTTAAATTTCATACTTATAGTATATAGTGTAAAACTATATACTTTTGTTATAATTGGTAAACTTATGATTAAATCCAAGTGAATATTGAGCAGTTTATACACATGCTCAGGTGTTTTAATTACTTTATCTTAATTGTCTTAGGTTTCTTTTCTTCAGGGACAGTGCGGACTACGTTAATATGTAGCATGCCATCCCTTAGTTCTGCAGAGCTTACTTCCATATATTCTCCAAGAGCAAAAGATCTTACGAACTTTCTTCCTGCGATACCTTTATGAACTACCTCTGCATCTATTACTTCTACAATCTCACCCTTGATAATAAGAGTTCTATTATCTACGGAGACATCAATATCTTCCCTAGAAAATCCAGCAATAGCCAATGAGATCTTATATGTATCTTCATCTAGTTTAAGAAGATCATATGGAGGATATGATTGTGAGTTTGTTTTATGTGCACTATTTAGGCGATTCAACTCTCTGTTGAAGCCAATAAAAAAAGGATCATTTAATAGATCCATTGGATGTTTTATTACACTTACCATTTTATTCCCCTTTCAAGCGAATAAGTTAATGTACCCCCGCAGGCAGTACATATATATTATATCAGACTATAGCTTTATTCTAATTACTACCTGACATGGGTCGCCACCTTGGTCCCACTCTTCTAACTCTTCTTCACTCATGTATGGATCTCCATCATGTGTATTACAAAATGGTTCTGTTATCCATCCACGTTCAATCCCATTTTTAATCCATATTTCAAACTCTTTATAGTCTGATTCTGAATCTTGAATATTTTTTAATATTTCTTGAAATTCTTCATCCATAATATAAGTATACCCCTAACCTTGAATTATGTCAACTGGGCCAATACAAGAAGTGCTAAAGGCAACTGCTGCATTTAATGCTAATGTAAGGCGACGTTTTGGATCTTTATGTGTTTGTGTGGCAAAAAGTGATCCCATAGCAAAATCTGCACCTGAACCTATTGCACAATAATCTCTGTCATAGGACATCAGAGTTAGTCCATCTGCATCATGCTCATAGAGCTTTCCTTTTACTCCAATTAATAATGATAACTCGCTATCTTTACCACCAATATCCCATTCACTATAAAATGCTTTAAGTGATTTTAAAAACTTACCATGCATAAATTTATCAACATTACCCTCTAAGGCAGGTGGAATAAAGTTATATTGAATAATTTGACCATCAAAGGTTCCAGCAAATCCAAAGACATAAGGACCAGATTTCCATATTTTTGGTTTGTCAATAGGTACTATGTAGGTGCCTTCAGAGGCTCCTCGTTCTCCAGCAAGATATACTTTGCCTTCTTTCATTATTCCAGCAATGCAGGTCATGACAAAGCCCTCTCCAGATAGGTTATACTCAAGTATACCATTGCCCAGAGAGGGCTGTCAACTACCGTCAATAATGACTAATTAGCCTTTTTGTCTACCGTCTTAAACGCATCATTGATCTCTGCCAATGTGAGTTTTCCATCGTCCAAAAAAGCCCTAGCCAGTCTTTCTATGACTGTTGCTACGCCTAATAGTCCTGCTAAGAATACTGCCTGCATAGTATCAATTCCTACTACTGCTCCTGCTCCTAGGACTGATAGTCCTGATGCTGCAAATACCGCAAGAATTCTCATTAAGATATTTGTTATTGCTTTTTGTGGGTGCTCTTTCTTTGGTGGTTCCACTATTTTTTTAGTTGCCATTTTTATTCTTCCTCTCTATTTCTAATTGGACTAGTTACAATCCAAAGTGTTGTAGTTGCTATAATTCCATATCCAACTACTGTTTTTGCACTTCCATCTAAAACCACCCAGGCTATAAACATTCCAAGAAGGGTCCATGCCTGATCAATTAGGTCTTTGATTATATTTTTTACTATTCTTACCATTTTCTACCTCCTCTTGAAGCTGGTGAATTGGAGCCTGATGCGCCACCTCCACCAGAATTTCCTCCTCCTGTGCTTCCACCTGCTGCAACGGCTGCTGCATTAATTGCTGCACCTGCAGCAACAACTGTTGCAACAACCATCTCTGTTGCTTCTTCTCTTTCTCCTGGAGTCATATCTGCTCCAATACTTCCAAGAGCAGCAATGGCTGCACCTGGATCTGTAAATACTGCTTCTAGCAATGCGCCTGGATCTTGAACTAATTCAACATTTGCTGCCACTTCTGCGGTAATAACAAGAACTTCACCAGACTCTGATGTTCTAATTTCAATTGGTGTTTGTGGTGGAAGATCTGAATATGAAACTCCAGAAGATTGTACTTCTGCTGCTGAGATTGATTCACCTGGACTTAAGTTAGCAACTAATGCTGTTACGACTAGTGCAACTTCTTCTTTAGATAGTTCTTTTCCATCCTGGGCATCTTTAGCAATTTTTGCTAATCTTTCTTCTTCTGCTTTTTTAGCAGCTTCTTCTGCTGCTATTTTATCAGCCTCAGCCTTTTCTGCCTCCGCTTTGGCATCTTCTTCGGCTTGCGCTCTAGCCTCTTCTTCTGCAGCAATTCTTTCTTCTTCTGCAAGTGCTTCGGCCTTGGCAACTGCTTCTGCAATGGCTTCTTCTTCTGCTGCTATACGCTCTGCCTCTGCTTCTGCTTCTTCAGCAATTCTTTTTTCTTCCGCTATACGCTCTGCTTCTATACGATCAGCCTCTGCCTTAGCCTCTGCTTCTGCTTTTTCTTCTGCTGCTTTAACTTCTGCTGCAATACGATCTGCTTCTTCTTTGGCTTCTATTTCTGCTTTAATTCTTGCTGCTTCAATCTCTGCTGCTTCACGGTCAGCCTTTTCTTTTAGTTCCGCTTCTGCTTGAATTCTTGCTGCTTCTCTGGCTGCTTCTTCTGCAGCAATTCTATTTGCTTCTGCTTGGGCTGCTGCTGCTTGTGCTGCAATCAGTGCTGCTGTCTCTGCCTGTATTCTTGCTGCTTCCGCTTGTTGTGCAGCTAGCTGGGCTGCTACTTGTGCTGCAATTTCTGCCTCAGTTGGTCCAGTTGGCTCTACTGTAACTGGTCCTGGTTCTGGGGTTGGTGTTGTAACAGTTGTTGTTTCTGGTGTAGGCGTTGGCTCTGGTGTAGGAGTAGGCGTAGGTGTTGGTGTTGGTGCTACATATGTAGACCCAGTAACAACGTTTGAATTTGCAGAGTAAAGGGCAAATGTGTCGTTATCTGATCTAATATGAAATGACCATACTGTTCCTGCAGGACGAAGGCCGTCTAACAAGGAATGATCAATTGTTATTGTTGTGTTTAAAGAATTTGGTCCGCCAACATTTCCAGTTGCAATTCCCCAACCATTGCATCCAGAACAATTAAAACTTATTGCATATCTTTCTGGTTGAGTGTTACCAGTGTCTGGTGCTTCCCAAGATAACACTGTTGATGTATCGCTACTGGCTATAGTTAAATTTCTTGGAGGTCCTATTGTTTTTACTACTGGTGCTGCTTGTGAAGTAAATGCTGATGCTGGAATAATCTGCATTGATCCAGATTGATCCCAGTTTAAAAATACGTTTGCTCCACCACCATTTTCATAGTACATTAATTCTATTGTTTTAGGGACTCCTGCTGTAAAGGCTATTGGGGCAGTTGTAGTTCCTCCACCACCTTTGTCTACCCAGTCACTTGCTACAAGTATGCCATCAACATACAGTTTTGTTCCGTCATCTGCTGTTGCTAAAAATGATATGTCTTGAGTAGAATCGCTTCTAATTGACCCAGTAAATCGTACGATAACATCCTCTGAAGGCCCACCTAAGACGCTACCACTACCCCACTGGAAGTTAA